CAATTAGAGTCAGACTATAAAAGCGGTATGCTTACTGTAGAACAACTTACATGGATACTTAATCAAAAGAAGTTCGGCAGCTATACTGCAAAGCTAATCTTAGATGATATGTTGAAGAAGAAAATTATTAACAAAAATCCATTAACAGGCGAAAATAAACCCTTTATTAAGCCTAAAGGTGTTTTTGACTTTTAAAACTATATATAGTGGTATATAAGTAAAAACATACTAGCTTCACCCTTTCGCTAGTATATTAAGTGATCACTAGAGGATGGGCGATACTTTCAATTCCTTTCTATAAAATCGCCCACCTCACCAAAGGAGTATTATGGCAAGACCTAGAAAATTAACAAAGAAATTAGAGAACACAATATTAGAGCTTATTGCTGATGGTAAAACTATTAGAGAAACATTTGAGATTATTCATGACTATACCTGGCAGAGCTTTAGAAAAGAACTTTTAGAAGATGACAGTTTGATGATGAAATATATTAAGTCTAAAGAACTTGCTATAGATTTAAAGTTATCAGAGCTAGAAGATAAACGAAAAGAATTAGAGATGAAGATTGAGAATGGTGTTGTAGATCCTAAATCCGGTCAGAACTTAGTTAATCTTTACAAGATATTAATTGGTCATTCTCAATGGTCTGCATCTAAATTGAGTGCAAAACGATACGGAAAAGCTGCGGAACTAACTATTAAAGGCGATAAAGAACAACCTTTATCTATTTCCTGGCAGACTTAGTTCAGCTAGAAGTGTTGATTTAATTGAGATGTTGTCATTACTTGCACACAAAAACATTGTTATTGTATGTGTGATAAGAACAAAACAGCAACTAAAAGTTCCGATAACTTATTGATATCGGTAATCTTTAATTATCGTTAGTAATAATTAGTGGTTTTCTAGTTGATAATTACTAGATATGGGGGTTTTTAAGAGCTGGTATACCAATTTTTGCTAGTGAGGTTAGATTAATATTGATACAAGGTATAAACAAACAAATGGACGATTTACAATTAAGAACAGCAATATTCATTATGAAAGATAAAACGACAGGAAAGCCTGTCGTCCTAACTTCCTTCTATGGATTTGAAACAGAAGAAGAAGCTCATGAATTTTCACAAGTTTTAAAAGAGCAATATGTTGACGACATTCCTGATGATGATAATAAATCAATTCACTAAAGGGGGTTTTGTTTTAAAATGAAACAAATCGTAATTCCTTATAGACCAAGAGAAATCCAAAAATTTTTGCACAAAAAATGCGATGTGAACCGATTTAATGTTATCGTTGTTCATCGAAGAGGAGGCAAAACAGTCTTTGCTATAAACCATTTAATTAAAGCAGCACTAACGAATAAGAAACCTTATCCAAGATATGCTTTTATCTCTCCTTATAGACTGCAAGGTAAATCTACAGCTTGGGATTATTTGAAACAATTTTCGGCAGCCATACCAGGTGTGAAGTTTAACGAATCAGAACTAAGGGTAGATTTTTCAGTTAACAACTCAAGAATACAAATTATAGGTGGAGAAAATAGTTCGGCAATTAGAGGACAATACTTCGATGGGATAATCGTAGATGAAACGCAGAACATAGCACCAGACTTATTTGACACTATTCTCAGACCTTGCTTGGCAGACCGAAGAGGTTTTGCAATTTTTATTGGCACACCACATGGCAGAAATTGGTTCTTCGAATTACATGAAAAGGCTAAGCAAACAAGAGATTGGTTTACTTGTAGATTTAAAGCTAGTGAAACAAACATATTACCCAAAGAAGAATTACTAGCTGCTAAAGAAACCATGTCGCCAGATGCCTATGAACAAGAGTTTGAGTGTTCTTTCCAAGCAGGAATATCAGGATCTTACTATGGTAAAATTATGAGTGATTTAGATAAAGAAGGTAAAATCAAAGACTTTGAAATTGATGAAGATTTAGAAACAGAAACATGGTGGGATCTAGGAATGAACGATAGCACAGTAATTATTTTCGCACAGCGAAGAGATAATGAAGTAAGAATTGTGGATTGTTATGAAAATTCTAGTGAGGGGTTAGAGCATTATATGAATATATTAGATGATAAACCTTATACTTATTCCAAACATATAGCTCCTCATGATATAAGAGTAAGAGAAATAGGCACTAATAAGTCAAGATGGGAAACGGCAAGAGAAATGGGATTAGAGTTTGATATAGCTCCAAAACTGAGTGTTGAGGATGGTATAGAGCAAACAAGAAGATTGCTGCCAAAGTGTTATTTTCATAAAAGTAATTGCAAAAAGCTGATAGAAGCATTAAAAAGCTATTGTAAGCGATGGGATGAAAAAAATAACTGTTTTCGTAACAGACCGCTACACAACTGGGCTTCACACTTTTGCGACAGTTTTAGATATGGTGCTATAGTAGAACCTGTTGAAAGATCAGACTGGAAGAAACCTATAAGAGTGAATACCAATTATATAATTTAGTATGGCAAAAAAAATCATAGAAATCGCAGACCCAAAACTTAGAACCATTCTAAGCAATCAAATTAAAAATGCTTTAGGTTACTTAGGCGGACAATTATCTCAATCAAGAAAAAAATCTGTTGAATATTACTTAGGTGATAAATTAGGAACAGAAATAGATGGCAGATCACAAGTGGTGTCAACCGATGTTGCTGATACAGTTGAAAGTGTCCTTCCAAGTTTACTTAGAATTTTTACAGCATCCGATAAAGTAGTAAGATGCGATCCAGTTACGGCTGAGGATGTTCCTTTGGCAGACCAAGCGACAGCTTATATCAATCATGTTTTCTATAAAGACAATAATGGTTTTGAATTATTATATAATTTTTTCAAAGATGCTCTTATTGAAAAAAATGGTTTCTTAAAAGTTTATTACGATGAAAGTCAAAAGGTAGAACATGAAACTTATAAAAATTTAACCCAAGCTGAGAAAGATGCTCTTAATGATACTAAAGATGAGATAGAAGAAGTTGAAGAAGAGATTATAGTAGATGAAAAAGCTAAAGAGGCTTTTGAAAAACAAGTCGAAGCATTAGAAGCTCAAGGTTTAGATACCAGTCAAATTCAAGAACCTAATTTTAATTTATATAATTGCAAAATTAAAAGAATTACAAAGCAAGGTAAAATTAAAATTGAGTCCATACCACCTGAAGAATTTTTAATAGATCGAACAGCAAAATCCATTGACGATGCTGAGTTCGTTTCACATAAAGTATTAATGACAAGATCCCAAATTATTGAGATGGGTTTTGATGAAGAAGAAGTAATGAAACTTCCTACTTCTAGTGTTGATATTTATAACAATGAAGAAATTGTTAGACAAAGAAATATAGACGAATATCCAGTAGATACTCCAGCAGATAAATCTACAGAAAAAGTTTTACTATACGAAAGTTATGTTAGATACGATTACGATGGTGATGGTATTGCTGAACTTAGAAAAATTATCTCAGCAGGAGATGATGGTTATGCAGTATTAGAAAATATGCCTTGCGATAATATTCCTTTTGTAACAGTCACACCTATTCCAATGCCACACAGATTTTATGGCAGATCAATTTCTGAATTAGTAGAAGATATACAATTAATGAAATCAACTGTTATGCGTCAGTTGTTAGATAATATGTATTTAACAAATAATAACAGAGTAGCCATAATGGATGGTATGGTTAATATGGATGATTTATTAACAACAAGACCTGGTGGTGTTGTAAGAACTAAACAACCTCCAAGTCAAGTTATGCAGCCATTACAAGCTCAACCTATTTCACAACAAGCCTTTCCATTATTATCTTATTTAGATTCGGTAAGAGAAGTTAGAACAGGTATATCAAAACAAGTTCAAGGATTAGATCCTAATACATTAAACGCAAAAACTGCAACTGGTGTTAATGCTTTAATGACACAAACACAAATGAGATCAGAGTTAATAGCAAGAATTTTTGCTGAAACAGGGGTTAAAGATTTATTTAGAAAAATATTTGAACTCATGGTTAAGTATCAAGACAAAGAAAGAATTGTAATGCTTAATAATCAGTATGTACCAGTAAAACCTACAGAGTGGAAAGATAAATTTAATATTAATATTGTTGTTGGTTTAGGTACAGGTTCGAAAGAACAACAAATTTTACTTTTAAACAATATTTTAGAAAGACAAATACAAGCATTTTCATTACAAGGTGGAAAAGAGATGCCAATGGTTACATTGAAAAATATGTATAACACACTATCTAAAATAATTGAGAACGCAGGACTTAAAAATGTTGAAAGTTACTTTGTTGATCCTGATTTAGGTAAACAAATGATGCAACCTCCTGCTCCTCCACCATTAACACCTATTGAAAAAATAGAATTTACTAGGATTGATTCTGAAAACAAAAGAAAAATTGCTGATCTTGAGCTTCAGTACCAAGAGTTACAACAAAAATCTCAAGAAATGGCTTTAAGTTTCGAAGCTAAGATAAAAGAAATGGCATTAAAATATAATACACAGCTAGATACTGCAAAACTTAAGGCAGATGCTGATTTAGACAAAATGATTATGGCTGGTAACAGTAAAATTCTTGAACAAGCACAAAAATCTGCTAATATGTTCAGCCAACAGGTACAAAATTTAAATGGAAACCAAAGACCAAGCCAGGAGATCAGCAGAAGTCAGCCGATCCAACCAGGCAAAACAGATATTGGAGAGTGAACTTTTTAAAGAGTCTGTTGATACTCTTAAAAAAATTTACTCTGAAGCACTTTTAGAAAAAACAGGTGCTAAAGAAAGCGAAACAAGGGAAAAACTTTGGATCGCTTACAATGTTGTAGGAAAAGTAGAACAACATTTACAAAGTATTCTTGAAACAGGAAAACTAGCTGAAAAGCAATTAGAAGTTTTCCGAAAACAAAGCCAAGAAAAGAAATTTTAACCACTCAGGTTAAAATAAGCCAAGTCATTAGACAGCTTAACTAAGGAGAAACGACAATATGTCAGAAACAAACCCATTACTGAACAAAGAGTCAGTACAAGGTGCAGCAAAACATATTGAAGGTTTATTAGACTCAAAAGGAGTAATTTCTAAACCTCAAAAAGAAGCAGCATCAGTTGAACAGAAAGAACCAGAGGCGAAAGCTGAAGATAATCAAGAAGTTCAACAACAACCTGAAGCTCAACCTGAAAAGGAAGCTCCAGTTCAAGAAGAAGCATCCCAAGAGAGTGCTAGTAACGAACAAGAAACCGATCTACACCAAGTTATTGTTAATGGTGAAAAGATCGATGTTGACCTTGAAGAATTAAAAGCAGGTTATCAAAAAGATGCCGACTATAGACGAAAAACAGAAGAGATTGCTCTTGAAAGAAGAGAAGTTAATTCTGAAAAAGATCGTCTAGCGAAAACCTATTCAACCAAGATGGAAGATTTAAATTCACTTGTGTTGACTTTGAACGCAGAGATTAACAGCGATGTTAATTCCAAAGAACTAGATAGACTTTGGGATGAAGATCCAACTGAAGCTGCTAAGATTGATCGTAAGTTAAGAAGAAGGAGAGAAACTATTTCTCAAGCTCAGAAGAAACTTAGAGATCATCAACAATCGCAGTTTCAAGAGGTTCTAAGAGAAGAGCAAAAGAAGGTTGCGTTGAAGTACCCTGAATTGCAAGATCCTGTAAAAGGAAATTCTCTAAAATCGAACATGGTTAATTATTTACTTGCAAAAGGCTTTAGCGATAAAGACGTAAATGCAGTTTATGATTCAAGAATGTTTGATGTCATCGTTGACGGCATGAAGTATCAAGATAACAAAAAGTTGAAACCAACTTTAGTTAGTAAAAAAGTCAAGCCTTCGAAATTTGTTAAGTCAGGTGTCAAATCAACAAAAGAAGATCAGAGTCAAGCATCAAGGTTGGAGAAAATTAAAATGCTTAAGAAGTCAGGTCGTCCAAAAGATGCCACAGACCTCTTAATGCGTTATTTATAAACAACTAACCTAACGGAGGCGAAAATGGCTGTATTTCAAACATATCAAACAGTCGGCATAAGAGAGGATCTAGCGGATATTATTTATTCAATAGCTCCAACAGAAACTCCATTTATGTCTGGTGTTGCTAAGACAAAAGCAACAAATACATCACACCAATGGCAAACAGACTCATTGGCTGATGTCGCTGCGAATGCTGCGGTAGAAGGTGCTTCAATCTCATACCCAACATTATCAGCAACAACTAAACTAACAAACCACACTCAGATTTCGACAAAAGCTGTGCAAGTATCTGCAACAAATGATGCTGTAACATCTGCTGGAAGAAATAATGAGTTAGCTTATCAAGTAGCAAAATCTGCGAAAGAATTAAAAAGAGATATGGAAACTGCTCTTTTATCTAACGTAGCTGCTGCTGCTGGAAACGCAACAACAGCAAGAAAATTAGGTGGAGTCCAAACTTGGATTTCTTCTAATGTAGATATTGGTGCTGGCGGTTCTGGATCAGGCGGTGGAGCAATAAGAACAGATGGAACTCAAAGAGCTTTCACAGAAGATCAATTAAAAGGTGTTCTAAGAAGCTGTTTTGATGAAGGTGGAAATCCAAACATGGTAATGGTTGGAGCTTTCAACAAACAAAAACTATCTGGCTTTACTGGTGGTTCAACTAGATTTGACCAAGCAGAGGACAGAAGATTAGTTACATCTATTGATGTCTATGAAAGTGACTTTGGAACACTCCAAGTTGCTCCTAATAG